ATGGCTTCAGTCATTCTAGTAGATGGTATTATGACGATGACGGTACTACCTGTCAGCAGTACGCTGATAAATACCGCAAGAAAATCAATCCTAATCTGTTTGTCCACGCTATTGACCTGCAAGGTTACGGTACTCAGCAGTTTGTTGGTAATGATAAAAATAACATTATTGCGGGATGGAGTGAGAAAGTATTAGACTTCATCCATTTAGCTGAAGAAGGTATTGGCACTCTAGTAACTGCCATTGAGAAGTACTAAGTACGAATTTGACAACTTTAGTAACCTATGCTAGAATGTTCACAAGTTAATTTTATTCATAAGATTAACCTCCTTTCCGTGGTGGGTAGTTACCTCACTCTACCCACCCTATATTAATATGGTCTTTGTGGTTTAACTAGAGTTCGACTCTCTGGAAGACTTTCGCTAAATTGAGGAGTTTATCGAAATAGTGTGACCGCACAACCACTATAATCATTAGTGCGGGCTTATACAGGTGTGGTGGAATGGTATACACATTAGGTTTAAGCCCTAATGCCTGAAAAGGATTGAGGGTTCGAGTCCCTTCACCTGTACCATGAGTCGGTTAGCTTAGTGGCAGAGCACGAAAATTTCTCTTTACGTTTTTCTCCTATAAGGTAGTGTAGTTAAGAGTTACTTCTAATGACTAAGACGGGGCACAGGTTCGATTCCTGTACCGACTCCCAAACAAGTTAATAATTAGGCAGTGTAGTTAGTGGTTACTTCGTCAACCATATATATGACGATTAGTTTATGTAGGTTAAAACGTCACTAATAAGTGAAGAAGGTGGTTCAAATCCACTATCCAATACTACTAACGATTTACTCCTAATTCTTTTATAAAATATTTCGGTAGTGTAGTAAAGAGTTACTTCTCTACCACCCAAAATTTTAGGGCATTAACTCAGCGGTTAGAGATTACGGCTTATATCCGTAAAGTCCTGTGTTCAAGTCACAGATGCCCTACCAATTATGGCTGTGTGAGCGTGAGTTATTAAAGTATTCATGAGTGCTTTCTTAACAATAACTGGTGATCGCTCTATAAAGTTGATCCGTTTATATGCAGATTCATGAGTCGGTGTAAGCGGTGATACGTCCGAAGGTTCGATTCCTGTTCTATGCTCCATGTGAGTACTACCCACGCCGTAAACATGTTTTAGAAGCAGATTAACCTCCATTACGGAGGTTTTTCTGTTAGAGAAAGGAGTTTAGTATTATGGCCAAGAAAGAACTTAGACTTGAACGTTTCCCTATTCATGAGAAGTTTGCTTTTAGACCAATCTCGTCTTTAGAGTTCCAGAAAGTACGAGTACTGTTTTCAGTTCCAGATACTCTTTTTGTCGATACTTTTATTGACCGCTATACTGGTGAGATAGTTAATGATTTTCCTTCCGATATTATCATTAGAAAGCTTGCTGAATCATTAGAGGTTAAAATTGAAGTAATTGCTGACCACTTGACTGTAGCTGATTTGACTTACAATAATATTCAATAATTGTTAATGATTTGTCAATCTCCAAGTTCTGTGATATTATGAAACAAAAACGGAGGTTAAAGATGGACTTATCTGTGTATTTAAAAGCTTTTATGGAGAAGCGTAACTTGTCCAAGAAAGAGTTTACTGAACAGACCAAGCTTAACCCCGCCGTTGTGACTAGATTGACTAATAAGAATGACTACACTATGTTTACCGTACAAAGGTTAGTTGAAGTTTATGGTGATGAGTTTAAACAGTTCCTTGAGTACCGCTTTTGCACTGTATGTGGTGAAATGTTTATACCTAATACTAAAGCTTCAGTTACTTGTAGTGACCCTGAATGTATTCACATGAATGCGTATGGTAACAAGCACAAGGGTAGTGGAGAAGCGTGGGAAAGAGCAGTAGATAAAAAATGGACTCCCAAACAACCTACTGTCAGTATTGGCGAATTTAATGGTATGGCCAAGAAGTCAAACAAGTCATACGGAGAATTGCAGAAAGAATTTTTATGTAAAGGATTAAAGTGCTGAAATGAAATATTTAACTAAGAAATCGATTATTAAATTGTTAGAAAATGAACAGGCAAGAGTTATAGACTCATTACAGAAAGGAATTTATGAGTTTATTGATGAATCCTTAGAATTGGTTTTAAATAAACCGCACATTCAGAGACTTGTACAAGACTTGCACGATCATTTGTACATGGCTGATAAAACTGCCCCTCTTGCTACCGATTTTCTTATAGGGATGAATAGTGCCAAAGAAGAGTAGATGGTCATTTGACCATCTTTTTATTTTGCGATATAATGTACTCAGAAAATTGAATTAGAAAGTGAGATGAGCGTTATGTTTGCAGAAGAGATGTTGCAGGTTAAATCATTTGGTGAAATAATAGATTTAAGCAATAGTTTACAGGAAAGTTGTACTGACCAGAAAGTAACTAGAGCTGATGGAGTAACCAATTTTATCTATGACCCTTATGAAGACCTAGTGAAGTATGTTGAAGATGGAGATAGTATTCATTCAGGCAAGTTCACACCTTACTCTTTTTCTCAGTTATGTACCCGTCTAGGCATACCCATTAGATATATGGAAAAATGTAAAGAAGTGGGACACAGTGAATTGATTGCTTACAACCTTAATGAGTGGCTGAAGATGAAGAATAAAAACTTGTTAGTACGAAAGTATAAAGAAGATATCCGTGGTATTGTCAGTCAAAAGTATAGTGTACTAGATACTCCGGATATTTTGGAAGTATTACAACCACATATGTTAAAGACCAATGCTAAAGTGGTTGGGTACTATCTTTCGCCAGAAAGATTTCACATGAGAGCTATTTTAGCTCAAATGAGTAGTGATGAAGATATATTTGCCGGATTCCAAGTTGATAGCTCAGATGTTGGCCGAAGTACTTTATCTGTGACCTTTTTTGTTTGGAAACAAGTTTGTACTAATGGTCTGATGCTAGCTCAAGATGAAGGTCAGTTATTTAAACAGAGACATATCAATATTTCCAAAGAAGATTTTGTTGATGGATTACAGCGAGGTATGGAGATTATTCCTGAAGTACTTCCTTTAGTAGCAAAACAGATTAATTATGCTAAATCAAAAGCCGTTCCTTATGAGTTTATTACCGAAAAAGGCGTACAAGATTTTATCGATGACATGAAGAATCATATTCAACTCAGTGAGAGTGATTCACACAAAGTTATTGAGTTAATGAAGAGCAAGTATGGTGACACCCGATGGAGTCTGATAAACTCGTTGACAGAACTGGCTCAAGAGTATACACTAGAAAAAAGATTAGATGTAGAAAGGTATGCGGGTAATCTTCTATTAGTCGCATAGATTAATAGATGAAGCGGTTATCTAAAAAGATAAAATCAGATTTACATCAATTGAATAATAACACCGACTTTGATATTGAACTACGAGGGTACAGCAAAACAGTCTGGGGAATTTATCACCCTGACCGCAAGTTAATTGTGTTGTACCCTTTTATCTGTCCTTCAAAAGAGTTTATGCGCTCTTATGATGATTTATTTTTGACCGCTTTACATGAGTATGTTCACCATTTACAGTATTCTAACCCTTCTTTTACTAGGTATCATGGTGTCATGCATGATGCTGAATTTTGGAAGTTATATGACCAGTATTCAAAAATTTATTTAGGAGATAAACATGAGAACAGTCGAACGAGAAATGCAATCACAGTTGATTGATTGCTCTACCACAGAATTTGTCAAAATCATGCGAGAAGCTTCATTTGACGAACTAATTGGTATGCTTAACATTTTACGAGTTGATTATGCAACCGCTGAAGAAGCTCTTAACGACCTTAAGAAAATCATACAAGATCGAGAAGATAGGGATGAAAAACCATATTACAATGAAGATGAAAAAGGGTTGTTTATGGACTTATCTTTTTTGCTTTATTCGATTGAAGAACGTTGTACTATTCTAGTAAATGAGTTACAGCGTATTGATATAGAAATGGCTACCGAAGAATTGATTGCTGAAGAAGTTGAAGTAGTCGAATAGGACTATCAACCTAGAGTTTGACATAACTCGTACTACATAGTATAATGTCAATGTACCTTATACATACAGTCTTTTGACTGTAGAAGAAATTATAATAAAAAGGAGTAATGCACTATGAACAAAGATTTAGTATTGGCAAGTATTGACACTATTATCGAAGGTTTGGCTGTCCTCAAAAAAGCTGTCCAAGAAGATGGTGGTGGAATGCAAGATGTTAAAGAAATGAAGTCAGAAATTAAAGCGGAGAAACAAGAAGAAGTTAAAGAAGCTGTTAAAGAAAAAGACAATTATCTTGACAGTATTCCTTTAACTGAAGAAGGTTTGGCAGACGTTAAGTACAATGACCTGAAAAAACTGGCTTCTCACCATGACGTTGATGGTAAAGGTACTAGAAACCAGATTATTGAACGTCTGTTATCAATTGAAGAATCAGAAGAAGAGTCCAAAGTTATTGACTTCAAATCTAAGAGTCAGTTAAAACGAGAAAAGGCTCAAAAAGAAGAAGAAGATGAGGAATATGAAGTCCCTTTTGAGGAAGAGTCCACAGAAGAGGAAGAAGAAGTTCCTGAGTTTGTAAGTAAATTAGAAGCTAAGACACAAACCGAACTAGCTGATATTCTTGCTGAAGCAGGTTTATCTGTTAAAGGTAAAAAGCAATCACTAATTGACCGCATTATCAGTGCTATTGAATCTGGTGATATTACCATACCTGAAGAAGAGCCTACTAAGAAGACTACCAGAAAAGGCCGTGGCAAAAAGACTACTAAGAGTGCTTTTGATATGTCAGCCTATATCTCTGATGAACTAAAAGACCTCGCTATTGATTTGATGGAACAAGCAGATATGAGTGTTGAAGATTTTGACGTTGATGAAGAAGAAGCGGTTGAAATTATTTCTCAGTTTGCTCCTGAAGCTGAAATTACCATCGAAGATGCTGAAGCCAACACTGAAGAAGTTCTTGAACTGGTTGCCTATATTGGTATGTTAATGACAGACTTTGAAGGTGATGCAATGGAATTTAGAGAAGCTTATCAGTTGCCGGATGAACAATGGTTCTGCTGTGGACACCCGTTAGACGAAAATGATTATTGTGCAATCTGTGATACATCTTGGGAAGAGGATGATGAATAATGGCTATAACTTCTACCACGAGCAAATTAATTAAAAAGGTGGAAGACGTTACAACTCCACCACGCCGTATGCAGAGTGAAGTTGCTCAAGTTAGTGAAGCGGGAGAAGTTAAACCTTCTCCTTCACTTCCTTTAAGTGTTCCAGTACCTAACATGATGACACCAGAAAAAGTCATTTCTTGGTATGAAGACCTTATTGTTGAGACTAACGACTCTGACTTGAGAAAAGTATTCCGATTTACCATAAAGCAATTAAAAGAGCTACTAAGCTACAAATATGATGATGGCAAATAAGCTAGTAGAGATACTAGCTTTTCTTTTTGTTAAGGAGAACTATTATGGGTATTCAATATAAAGATGGAAATTACTACTATGATGGATGTGAGATTGATTTTACCGCTTTTGATGATTGGCAAGAAGCTGATTATGATTGGGCGGGGATAAGGTTTATTGAGCCTATGGGTGCTAAAGATGTAATGGAGAAAGATATTGATAAGCTCTTTGATGACCCCGATTACTATGTAGATGAGAAGTTAGATGGTGGCAGATGTACTATGCACATAAATACCCTTGAGTCCTTCCTTTTCAGCCGAAATTTAGTAAAGAAATCAAACTGGTTAGGCAATTACTCAAGTAAAGTACCTCATCTCAGCTACATTGGTTCATCTGAACTTGAAGGTACTATTCTGGATGGCGAGTTAATGATTCCCGATCAACCATGTAATGTAACCTCTGGTACTCTAAACTGTCTGGCTGAAGAATCATTTAGAAGACAGTATTTTGAAGTCGGTTTTGCTGAACTATTTGTCTTTGACATTATCTGTTATAAAGGTTCAGACGTTACTCACTTGCCAATGATTGAGCGTAGAAAATTAGCTAATGAAGTAGTTGCGGAGCTTGGTAGTGAATGGATTCATCCTGTAGCTTGTTTTAACACCTGCATTAATTTGATTAAAGCTGATAACACTACCTCCACAATGACCAAACGTGAGTACTATAATTATATTGTAGCTAATGGTGGCGAAGGTGTTATGTTCAAGCACAAAGATGGTGACTATGTACTTGGTAAAAAAGGCAGACAGTTCCAGAAAATGAAAAAAGTCATTACTAGAGATGTTATCATTACTGGTTTTGGCTTGCCTACTAAAGAGTATAAAGGTAAATTTCCTAATGACTTTTGGTTGTACTGGGAAGATGAGAAAGGCAAGAAAGTTGATCTTGAAGAAGTGGATAGTAATGAATGGTCTGCTTCAGATTTAAAAGCTAATGGTTGGACTCCTGTTACTAAGTTTTATTACATGGGTTGGATTGGTACAATCAAATTTGATGTTATTTCACCAAACCGCACCAATAACAAAATGAAACTAGGAATCTTCAAGACTCGTGACCCTATGATGAATGATGAGTATATTTACAATACTGTACATTGTGGTGAGTGTAAAGGTATCACCGAAGAAGTGGCCATTTTATTGTCTAAGGATATTTCAGGTAATATTGGTCGAGTCATGGAAGTTGAATGTAATGGTGTTTACAATGATACTGGTATGTTACGTCACCCACGATTCAAGCAATTCAGAGATGACAAGTGCTACCTTGATTGCACTTGGGAAAACCATTTGGAGGGATAAAAAAAAAATGTAAAGTTAAATTTATTGTGCTAAAAGAGCATGATTTTGAAGCAATCCGTATCTAATACTTTATAACCCTATTTAATAAAATTAAATAATGCGCTATAATAAAACACGAACTAGGAATTACTAGTGCGTGTTTTTTTTTTTATTTTATAAGAAGGTGATTGAATGAGTGAAAACAAGAACAGAAAATCAACAAAAGAGCTAGTTGACGTAGTAATAGCTTTTTGTGAACTTTTTTCGGGGTTAAAAATGTATCCCTATCAAGAACAATTTGCCAGACGTATTATTAGGAGTGTATTAACTAATGATGGTAATGAGATTACTGCTTTATTCTCTCGTCAATGTATTTTGGAAGGTGAGTTGATACATACTAGAGAAGGTGACTTAGTTAAAATTGAAGATCATCCAGATTCTTGGGTGACTAATGAAAATGCAAAAGTTTTGGAGATCAAAGCTAAGGGTGGTTATGTGCTAAAATGCACAGCTAATCATCCTGTTATGACAGATCATGGCTGGGTTAAAGCAGGTCTTCTAAGATTAAATGACAAGATAGTAGTGTTAAGTAAATGGGATAAGCATAACTATAATATGAATCCAGAGTATTACAAGTCATGTTCAACAGAATCTATTATTAACAATGTACTAATGAAGACTGGCCATTTTAATAACTTTCCTTTATATGAAATTGGTGAAGATGGTGAAGAGTTAAGCCTGTCTGATATTATTTCAATTGCTCAATTAGAAGGGACTCATCGAGTGTATGATGTCACCTATCCTAATAAAGGTTGGTTTATTTGCAACGGTGTAAAAGTACACAACAGTGGCAAAAGTGAGACAGTTAGTATGGTTAGTGCAGGTTTAATGGTTATTCTACCCAAGTTAGCCAATATGCCTATGTTTGCAGATGACCCTAGACTACAAATGTTCAAGCGTGGTGTAATGATTGGTATTTTTGCTCCCAGTCAGAGACAAGCACAAACTACCTATGGTAAGATAAGAAATAAAGTAGAAGGACAAAGAGGATTGGAAATATTATCCGATCCAGATTTTAAAATTGGTTTTTCTACAAGTAATGGTACTACTGTGGCTTTAACTAATGGTTCTTTTGTAACCGCTATTTCAGCTAGTGACGGAGCTAATATTGAAGGCGAGTCATTTCAGATTATTATCTGTGAGGAGTGTTTAGTAAAAGGCTCTAAAATATCTACCCCAAAGGGTCTGGTAAATGTTGAAGATGTAAAAGTAGGAGATAATGTTTTATCCTATAACCACGATTTAAAAATTATTGAACATAAAAAAGTTTTAAGAAGTTTTAACCAACAATTGTATGAAAGAAAGATAGTTACTATAACTCTTAGTAATGGTGAAACTTTAAAATGCACAGATAACCACAAAATATTTTTAAATAATGAAGGTTATTTTAGAGCAGACCTTGCAAAATGTGGAGATTTCATGTTATCATATAACTTTTTCCGCCTCAGAAAGAAACAAATTTCACAGACTAGTTCTACCCTATATGCACGAAAGTATGATGTACAAGATACAAATAACCGACGAGTCAAAAAAATGTGTAATTTGTGGAAAAGATTTTGTACCTTACAGAAGCACTTCCTTAGTCTGTTCAAAGGAGTGCAAGAGAGAACAACAGAAAATATACTACAAACAGGGATACTTAGATCAGAAAAAGTCTTTATAACAGGGGTATCAATAGAAGAGCATGAAAATATTACAGTATACGATTTAACTGTTGAAGATAATCATAACTTTTTTTCTGATTCTGTTTTAGTACACAATTGTCAAGATATTAGTGATTTTAAAATTCAAAAGTCGATTAGCCCTATGGGAGCGGCCTATAATGCTACTTTTATAAAAATTGGAACTGCTTCTACTAAGAAAGGTGACTTTTATCACTCTATTCAAAGAAATAAAAAAGATTTTGAAGATAAAGTTATTAGGGTCAAAAATCATTTTGAGTATAATTATTTGATAGTTTCAAAGTACAATGAGAAGTACAGAAAATATGTTGAACAAGAGAAGCGAAGATTAGGTGAAAAATCAGATGCATTTCGTCTTTCTTATTGTCTGGAATGGATCTTACAGCGTGGTATGTTTATTGACATTGCCGATTTTGAAGCTAATAACGTTAATCCTGATTATGACATAGTACCTTATGATAAAACAGCCACTCATGTAGTAGGTATTGATGTAGGTGGTGGTAGTGATAGTACTGTAGTCACCGTTACTGAGGTGGATTGGAAAATGCCTGTAGTTCTTGAAAGTCGTACTGATGAAGAAACTGGTGAAGAGGTTTTTTACCAGTGCTATAACACCTATGTTAAAGCGTGGAAAGAGATATCTAATACTCCTAATTTTGAAGAGCAGTACACAGAAATCATGCATTTTCTAAGTAACTATAAGATTGCCAGAGTAGTAATAGACACTACTAAAGAACGAGCGTTAGCTGATCGTATAAATGCCAATACAGCTTATGAAGTCGTTCAGTATGTATTTAGCAGTAAAAGCAAATCAGATTTATATAAAAATTTTGAAAGAGAAGTAAATAGTGGTCGTGTCAATATTCCGGGAGGTGAGGAAACCAAAAAGACTGGTGAGTACAATAGATGTTTGGCTCAACTCCAAGACCTTGAAAAGAGTTGGAGAGGTTCTTATATGGTAGTTGCTCATCCGCCTACCAAAGAGGGTAGAGATGATTACCCAGATTCAATGGCTTTATCTATCTTAGGTTGTATGAATAAAGGTTTCGTTAATGAGATTACTACCACTAATGACCGTAGAGGTTTTATTAGTGGAAGAACCCAAAACATGTACCTTGATAGAAACAAATTCACTGGTAGAAGGAGATAAAAATGGTTGGATTTGAAAGAAAAAGAAGCTCTGTAGTTGAGCTAGATAGTATTGGTTTGCTTGGTGCAGATGGGGTACTTGACAATAAACAGCTTGAAAGAATCAAAACTATTCGCAATAACTGGAACTTCTATGAAGGTTTTCATTGGGAAGATGTTCAACCAACTGGTAAACCTGAAATCACGTTTAATTATTGTCGAGCTTTCTGTGATAAGTTTGTCAGTTTTGAACTTGGAAAGTCTTTTACTATTAAGCTTGATACTCAAGAAGAAGTTATTGTTACTGATGAACCTTATATCATAGACAAAGATGATGAAAAAGTGGTAATCAGTGGTAGAACGTTGTTTGAGTACCTGTCTGATGTATGGATTGATAATAAACAGAACTTATTTTGCTCTGAAATGGGGATTATGAAGAGTGTTACAGGTGAAGCTTGGGTACAAGTAACTTATCAAAGTCCTGATGAACTTGATGATCCTTTTGAAGAGTATCCTAATGGCCGTATCAAAGTGTCATTAAAGAATACTGGTAATGTCTTTCCTGAGTACGATCCTCATGATAAAGATAAGTTAGTTAAATTAACTCTTATGTACCCAATTGAGGAAGAAGAAAAGACTTTTTATGGTGGCCGAAAATCTACCACTAAAGTAATCTTTAAACAAGTTTGGACTAAAGATAAGATTCAAGAGTTTCGTGGTGCAATTAATACTGCTAACTACCCTAACCCTTACAGTACCATTCCTTTTATCCAGATTCGCAATATTTCAGTCGCAAATAAAGAGTATGGTAAAAGTGACCTAGAAGATTTAATCCCTTTAAATGTTGAATATAACCTCAAAGCAAGTGACGTATCTGAAATACTCGACTATCATGCTTCACCTGTTACTATTCTGTTTGGAGCTAAACAGAGTAGCATTGAAAAAGGTGCTAATAAGATGTGGGGTGGTATTCCTAAAGATGCCAGAGTAGAAAACTTGGAGTTAAAGTCTGACTTAACCGCTAGTACTGTGTACTTGGCTAATATTAAGAAAGCAATGTGTGAAGTTGCGGGAATCCCTGAATCGTGTTTAGGTGGAGAGCAGAATATCAGTAATACTAGTGGTATCGCCCTACACTATATCAACCTTCCACTCATTGATAAGACCAATATTAAGAAAGCCAGTACCGAAAATGCATTAGAAATAATCAATAAGCTTATTATTTTGATTTCTTTACGAGAGGGACTTATCACTAACCCTAATAACGTACCCCTAAGAGAATTTTGTTACAACGAGGTTACTATTCCTGATACCTTACCTAAAGATATGCTAATTGAGATGCAACAGATTCAAGCTGAGATGGCCGTTGGCCTTGAAAGTCGTAAAGGAGCTATGGCTCGTCTTGGTCGTGAAAATATAGATGCCAAACTAGACGAGATCGATGAGGACATGGAGAAAAACCCTGCTCTTTATGGTCTTGAAGTAACTCCTGAACTTAATAGTGGCATGACTAATGGTGAAGATACACAACCACTTGTAAAGAAGAAATCAGCCAGTAATTTGGGCGAAGATATACCTTTAAACATTAAATCCGCTGATGAAATTGATCGCAGACACAGATAACCCTATTTACAGTACTAAAGAAATTGTGCTAATATAGGGTAGAAAATTAAATAATACTCATTTTAGGAGGAAGAAAGAACAATGTCTATCAAAAATCGTTTGAAATCAGAAATATTTAAGCTAATTAGTTGCACTTCAATTACTGCCAAAGCAGAACAGGTAACTGAATCTGAACCGCCAGTGGCAAATCAAGAACCACCAGTATCTAAACCTTCAAGTGAACCTACTATCAATATGGAAGACTTGATGGCGAAAGCTCGTAAAGAGGAAAAAGATAAACTTTATCCTCGTATCGATAAATTAGAAGCTGATCTTGAAGCCATGACTAAATCCAACAATGCTAACCTTCTTAAAGTTGCGACTTTAGAGAAACAACTTAATGACCAAGAGAGTGAAGTAATGACTGACCTGAAAAAAGAAGTCGAGACTCTACAGAAGAAATTGGATAAAGCGGAGAAAGCATCTACTACCGAAGAAAATTTAAGAGCAGAAATTGAGAAAGAGTATGAAGTTAAGTTTTACAAGTCCGAAAAACTTAACGAGTTAAAAGACTCTATTCTACCAACCTTCATTGATCTGGTTGATGGAAAAACCGTTGAAGAAATCGACAGTAGTATCGAAGTTGCAACTGCTAAGACGTTGGAAACGAAGAAACTGTTAGGTTTAGTGGATGAAGAAGGGAATGCTATCACTAAAAAGGAAGCTAATCCCGAAACACCACCCTCAAAACCATCTTTAATGAATCCATCAAATACACAACTTGCAGAAGTGTTCAATGCACAGCAGGTCAGAGATATGAGTCTTGACGAGTACGCTGAATGGCGTAAGAATCAAACTGGACTTAAATAAACTTATTAAAAATTTATTTTAAAAAGGAGATTTTTAAATGGACTCTATCAAGAAATTCAACTTATTAAGTCTTTTTAGTATTACTGCAAAGGCTGAAGTCACTACTGCTGTAAAAGCCACAGAAGCGGGTGTAAACTCATTGTTCTCTGATGGTGTACGAATGGTATACTCCAAAGAAATCGAATTTAAGGCACAGCCTAATATGAGATTCCTTCAGTTTGCTACCATTAAAACCGAACTTGGTGTTGAACCCGGTCTTACTATTAGTATGCTGACCTATGATAACCTGTCAATGGGCGGAGCTTTAACAGAGCTTACTGACATGACTACTCAGGCTATCAGCGGTAGCTTAAAACAAATTTCCGTTACTGAGTATGGTAACGCTGTTTCAAGTTCTGAGCTGTTAATTCAGTCATCTTTTGATGATATCATGAACACTACTACTACCTTACTGGCTCGTGACTATGCTCTTGTTGTTGACTGTATGCTACGAGATACCGCACTGTCTACCACTGGTGGTACTTCAGTTGTTTATGCCGATGAAGCAGATGGTACTGCTATTTCTACTCGTGCCACTTTAACTCCTACCTGTAAATTCAAAGTATCTACTGTTAAAGATGCTCTGGAAATTCTGGCTACCGAAAATGCTCCACTGTATAATGGACAGGATTGGATTTGTATTATTCACCCTCACCAGTCTCGTGACTTACGAGATGACCCTGCATGGATCAACACTTCTAACTATGGTGCTCCTACTTTACCTTTCTATGGTGAAATTGGTCGTATCGATAACGTTCGATTTGTTGAAACTACTCTTATGCTAAACGGTTCAGCGGAAGTTGATTCTCCATCTTATGATGCCGATTTAGTTGCAGGTGCTAGTGGAAACTTAACTGATGTATATCAAGCAGTTATTTTTGGTGATGCTTATTATGGTATGGCCACTTCTTTACCTGTAGAGCTTCGTGATAATGGCGTTGAAGACTTTGGTCGTAAACGATCATTAGCATGGTACGCTATTTTTGGATCAGGTAAACTTCATGCGAATTATGGAGTTATCATTGAAACTGCGTGAGACTAGAGTATTAGTAGTTTCATACTGCTAATATCCTCCTAACTAAATTGCGGTGCTGTTTTTAATGTCACCGCAATTTTTATAGGATTAATAGAAAGGAATAACTAATGATGAAAGGAAGAATTAAATGGCTACAAGAAAACCTAAAGTAGTTGCTGAAGAAGCAATTGTAAACGTAGAAGAAGTCAGTGTTGATACTGCACCCGAAGTTGTTGCAGAAGAAGTTAAACCTGTTGAAGAATCAAAAGAAGTAAAAGCAGAAGAAGTGGTTGTTGAAAAACAGAAATCCGCTCCGGTTAAAGAATCAAACAAACGAGTAGTACCTAACACCACTTACACTACTAACATTGGTGGACAGTATTACCACTTTAAAAAAGGTGTGGCTGTTGATGTACCACCTAATGTTAAACGTATCATGCTTGAAGGTGGAATGTTAGCACCACAGTAATAAAGGAGTTTTATAATGGCACAGTTAATAGCAAAAACAGATTTAATAAACTTCATTCGTACTAGTGTGCTTGTTGGTAATCCTTCTGATTCCGAGTATAATGCTGATGACTATTTTATTAGTTTAACTGATGAGCAAGTTGAGCTTTATCTAAAAGTGGTAATTAGTCGAGACTACTCACAATACACTATTGACACGCTACCTTATGAATGTGCCTATCCAGTTACTCTATTAACTAAATTAGATTTGTATTTCCAGTTAGCGACTTCAGTTGCAATGGAGTACAACCTCTCTTCAGATGATGGTTCTCTATATCGTGACCAAAAGTATCGACATTATCTTGATATGATGACCTATCTAAGAAGCCTGTATAATGATTTTGTTGATGATGGCGGGACTGGTAAAAATACTTTGACCTCTTACGATATGATTATCGAATCCAGAAATGGAACTTACCGAAATTACGCTCTATCTACCGTTCCTAGTACCGAAATTGTTGCTGATGCTATCACAGATACCTACATTGAGTTATCGCTTTATATCACCTCTGGTAGCTTAAGTTCAATAAAGATATATCTGAGTAATGAGTCAATTTATGATGAGTACGATCCTGTTTCAATGGAAGACTATTTAATAGCTACCTATACAGACCCGCACTTTTATAAGACTAGAATTACTGGCTTAACTGAATTGACTGATTATGTGGTGACGATTGCTGTAACTGATTTGACTGGATTAACTGGCTACAATGAGTTAAGTTTTACTACTTTGGATTCTGAAGTAGTTGTCATATAAAGAATTGGGGTGAAATAAATGGTTGAAGATATTGCAGGTGCTTTTGTTGAAGGATTCCACGAGCTTTATACTACTCTTTTTCAAGAAATTCAGTTCTATCCTCATGACCCTAGTAACACTCCAAACATTTATGGTGAAACCAAAGATAAAACGTTCTTAGACCCTGTTAATGTATATGCTAAAGTTACTTATTCACCTAGAGGGCCGGGACGAGAAGAAAATGAAGAAGAACACGACTTAATCATTAAAGTAAACCGCAAGTCTTTTGAGTTGGCGGGGATTGATTTGAGCTATGATGGTTTAGAAGTATTAAAGCGTGGTATGTTCAAAAGCTTTGATGGTCATTATTACCTTCCTGTTGGATTTACACCTACTGGTGGTGTTTTTCAAAGTACTTCACTCTCTTTTGAGTTTGAGTGCCGAGAAGTAGATGGGAGGTACTTAGAAGTATGAGTGCTACATTCTATAAATATGGTGATTGGGCGAGAGCAGGTACTTTTTTAGCAGATTTAGCTCCACGATCAAAGAAGCTGTCTGAAGAAGCCTTGAGATTACAAGCTGATAAATTTAAAGATAAACTTGAAGCTCATATTGATAATCAAGACATTAGATGGATTCCATTGACTAAAGATACTGTCAGACAAAAGAAAGAAAGTAATGTTGCTCAAATGGCTTGGTATGAAACTGGTACTCTTAGAAACAACGTAGAAATACGAAAAATTAAAAGTCCTGAAGCTGATGTTGTTATCTTTGTTGGGTTTTCTCCTTGGAGAAAACATGAATATGCAGGCATCAGTATGAGTCATCTTGCAAACATTATTGAGTATGGTTGGGGTGCTATACCACCTAGACCACTTATTCGACCAACGTTTGATGAGGTTGAAAGCGAAATGTACGCTGATGTTGTTAAACTCGGCAATGACATTGTAAATGGTGGTTAATTATGAATACTTCCGCATGGTCAGAACAAATTGATACTGCTCTGGTAACTTTACTAGAAAATACTTTAGTGTTACCAGATACAGAGGTCGAAATATTTGTACGAAATCCAGAAAAAGACCTGTACATTGAAACTTATCCTTGTGCTTCAGTGTATAGCTTATATACAAGGTTTGACGAAAAACGCCACTATCCGACTCAAAAGCATATATTGAGTAGTGATGAAGTTAATTATCTCACCACAGAAGAAGATGTTTCATTACCTTTTAAACTTAATTATCAGCTAGACTTTTGGGCGAAGTATAAGACAGATATGAACTTAATGTCTGCTTTGTGGCTAAGTAAGTATTACTGTTTCTTCAATCTACCTATTATAGATGAGTCTGGTGTTGAGAGAACTTTATTTGTACGGAGAAGAGATTCTTTTACCCCGCATGATTATTTTGAGAAGCGGGAGAGAATTTATCACTCCACCATGACTTATGAAGTATGGGGAGATTTGGATCAAACTGTACCTGTAATTACTGATACAGTTGCAGAAGTTGTCGTGGATTTAGATTTATTAGAAGGAGAATAATTCAATGTATATTATAAGAGAGATAAAAGGAATACCACAGGTATTCGACATGAAAGACTCTACTCTCCGACTTTTACCTTATGAAGTAAAAGAAATAGCTTCTAAAGAAGTTAATGATGAAGTTAAGAAAAGGGTATCTCAAGGTTATGTTACACTAATTGAGAAACCTAAACCGGAGAAAAATACAAGCAGTACTAAAAGTACTGTAACTAAGGAGGAAACTAACTAATGGCTTACATTATTCCTGACGTTTACGTACAAAGAGAGCCAAACTCACAAAAAGTTGATACCACTATGAGTGGAACTGTTTCTGGTTTCATTGGTGTCACCGAACGTGGAACTGTTGGTGTAGCACAGGAAGTTCGATCTTGGGCAGAATTTGTTTCTAAATTTGCCAAAGGTATGACCAGTCCTTTTTACTTAAACAGTATTCTTGCTTATTCCGTTTATGGATATTTCCTGAATGGTGGTGGAAAATGTTATGTTACTCGTGTAACTAGCGACACTAGTGATGTAGCAAGTGTACAGATTGGTGAAGTCGGAACAGGGCCTATTATTTCTGCTAAAGACGAAGGTACTTGGGGAAATAAACTGTCTGTTACTGTTACTGCCAATGCTGTTAATGTATCTAACTTTGATATCGTTGTTTCATCAACTGCAAGTGGAACTGCTGTTACTGTAGAAACCTTTACCAATGTATCAAATACTACTACTGATGAACGTTACTTCTTAGAAGTACTTAATAATAGTAGTCGATACGTTACCTCTACTACAGGTACTCTTGTAGCTCAAGCTGTTACTGCAATGACTGGTGGACTTGACGGTATTGACGATATTGCTGATGATGATTTTACTGATGCTTTAACATCTTTCAGTGCTCTTCAAGACCTGAGTATGATTGCTATTCCCGGACAAACTTCTACTACTGTTAGAACCGCTCTTATCACCTATGCTGATACTAAGAAAGTGGTTGTCTTCCCAGACCTTGCTCCTACTACTACTGCTACTGAAGCTCTTGGCCTGAGAACTGCGGGACTAGAAGGTAATGCTATGATTTACTTCCCTCCAGTTGCTGATGTAATTGATCCACTATCACCTCTTGGTTCTACTAAAGAAGTTCCTGTTAGTGGTCATATTATGGGCGTTATTTGCCGAATGGTTGGAGAGTACGGTATTGGTCAATCTCCTTCCGGTATAAACGCTGTAGTTAAAGGATTCGTCAATATTGATTATTTAGATGAAGACGACTTAACTGACTTATACTCTGGTCAAATTAATCCAATTGTCAATGACCCTGACTATGGCATCGTTATTTGGGGAGATACTAGTATTTCTGCAGATTCACGTTTTGAACGTGGTGCTAACCTGTTACTTGGAAATTGGCTTGAAACATATATTTACAGAAGTACTAAATGGGTTGTATTTAAGTCTATCAATGAGTTATTGATGGAACAAGTTAAAATACAAGTCGATGGTATTCTGGGTGATCTTTGGAAAGAAGGTAGCTTAAGAGGTGCAACCTCTGCTGAAGCTTTCTTTACTAAATGCGATACTGAGAATAATACTGCGGAAACAATTGCTGATAAACAACTAATCTGTCAAGTTGCATATCGACCTAATGTATCAGCTAACTTTGTTATCTTCACTATTAGTCACTTAGTAGATTAATAAGGAGGTTGGAAGAATGGTATTAAAGAAAATGGGATTATTTGGCTTCATTACTGCTAAAGCTATGTCTCGTACAATAGCTGATGACCCCTTACAAAAATTCATGTTCCGTCTTTCAATTGAAGGACTTCCTACTGAAATTGGATTCCAGAAGATCAGTGGTTTAAGTCGTGAAATTGAAGTTATTGAATACTTAGAAGGTATGTTTGACCATGCACATAAGTTATCTGGACGAGAAAAGTTCTCTGAATTAACATTAGAACGTGGTATGTTTGCTGATACGACTCTTGAAGACTTATTCAAGAAAGTATTGACTGATTCTGTAAGTCGTACTACTATTACATTAAGCTACTTGGACAGAATAGGAGTCGTTCAACGACAATACATTCTGGAAGAAGCTTGGGCTTCTAAATGGGAGGCGGGCGACTTAGATGCTACTAGTGCTGATGTTCTTATTGAGAAAGCTACAATCCAGTTTGAGAACATCCGAGAAGTATAATTATTGCTGTGAATTTAAGCCTAACTCCATTTAGTAGTTAGGCTTTTATTTTTATAAAATTTTAAAGGAGATATAATTATAATGAAAAAAGAAGCGAAAGATTTTGCAGAAAGCACAGAAATTTACAATTTACTAGCAGGTTATATTGACTCAGATGGTATCAAACATACTACCTTCACTCTAAGAGAGTTGAATGGTAAAGATGAAGAAGCAATTCATAATTCAACTCAAAAAGCAAATGCGGGAAGAATGACCTCCATTATTTTAGAAAGATGTGTTACTTCAATTGGTAACATTACCCCTGAAACAGCCAAAAGCAAATGGAAAGAGGTTATCCGTGATTTAACTGTTGGAGATCAAGATTATATCATTATGAAGCTACGAGAAATCAGTGTTGGCGAAGAACTTGAGTTAAAACAAGTCTGTCCACACTGTAAAGCAGAATTAACTACTTTCGTTGATATTGATGAAATTGAAATTACTCCTTTCAGCGGTGAGTTTGAAATTTCTTTTGAACTTCCTAAAGGTTATACTGACAAAGATGGTGAAGTTCACAAGACTGGAATTATGCGGGTTCCTACTGGTTTAGACCGTGAAATTTTACTTCCAGTTGCAAGTAAGAATATTGCTAAAGGTAACACTATGATGATTACCCGTCTATGTACTTTTGATTCTGGCCTGACTGTAACGGCTGATGTAATGAGTTCATTAACTCTACGAGATCGCAAGTATCTACAAGAGTTACAAAGAGATAACGCTTTTGGGTATGATTCACATATGGACATGACCTGTCCTGAATGTGGAGAAGATTTTAGGACTGTTATTAATCCTACAAGTTTTTTCTAATAACGTTTCTTGTCAATGACCTTCTCGTATACACCTACTTTGGCAATACAGTACAAGAAATGCATATTTTAGCTTACTTTTATAAGTGGGATAGAGAAACTATTTGGCAATTAACGACTAAAGAACGAAAAATGTGGGTAGAATGTGTTAAAAATCAGATTGATGCTGAAAATAAAGCCAACTCAAATGAACCTGAATTTGACCCCGATTTCTTGAGAAAATAACAAGGAGGTAGTCAATTGAATAACTTTGGTTTAGGTTTAGTACTTAACTTTACTGACAGAGCAACTAGCGGTATTAACCTTGCCGTTGGCTCTTTTCAGCGTTTGAATACTATGGCAGAACGTGTTGGTAAAACAACCGACACGACTAGACAATCTTTTGAAGAAATGGTAATTGCGGGTTTGTCAATTACCTCTATTGGTTATGTAGCTGAAACAACTGGTGATATGGTGGTCAATGCCTTCGAGAAAATTATTGAATCTACCATTGAAGTTGGAAGTTACTTTGAACAAACCAGAATTACATTGTCCACCTTATTTCAAAGTGATGCAATTGCGGAAGATAAGATTGATTGGCTACTAAATTTTGCTAAGACTACACCTTTTGATGTAGAGAATCTTACTTCCGCTTTTGTCAGTATGAAAGCTATGGGTGTTGATGCTAGTACTGAGCTACAGATGGCCAGTGGTGCAACACAGTCTCTTATGGGTTATTTGGGCGATTTAAACGCCTATCGTCCAGACCTTGACATGAGTTATATTATTCGTGGTGTTCGTAACGCTATGGGTGGAAATATCCGTTCATTAGATATGATTTTAGATATTGACTCTGAAGGTATGATTGGCAAGACTTTTGACAATATTGAAACTGATTTACCTGCATTAGTACAAGCTCTTGGTGTTGAAGGTATGATGGCCAACCTTGAAGGTACTTGGCAACAGAAATTAACTAACATAGGTGATGCTTGGACTATTCTAGCTCTGCGTATTTCTGATGCAGGTTTATTTGCGGGAGCAAAAGAGATACTTGGTATTGTAGCAGATTATTTAGGTAGTTTGACTAGTGACGAAAATGAAGAAAGACTGTTTGCTATAGCTCAAGTATTATCTGATGCCTTTACCAGTATTCTTGAACCATTAAAAGGCGTGACTGAATGGGTGGTCAATTTAACAGACAAGTTTATTGACTTTGCTATTGCTAATCCAGAACTAGTACAAGGTATACTTAAAGTTGTAGCTGTATTTGGTGCTTTAATGCTTGGTATTGGTACTGTATTCCAAATATTAGGGCCAGCTATTACCGCATTTTCCACATTTGGTTTATTCCTTACTACTACTGGAACAACTGCATCTAAAACTGCGGGTTCAATTGGATTGCTTTCAAGAGGTTTTGCTAAATTTTTGCCTGTTATTGGATGGGTAATTGGAGCTTTCTATCTTTTAAAAGAAGCTTATGATAACAACTTTATGGGATTCAAAACTTTTGTAGATTACCTGCGAGAAAAAGCTAGTCCAGTATTTGAAGGTATTGGTATTTTAATTCAAGGTGTTTTTGGGACTTTGAATGCCGAACAAATACAAACAGCTGAAGCAATGGGTCTTACTAGCATAATTGAAGGATTCAAAGAAATGAACGGGCAATTATGGGATTTTTGGTCTACAAACCATGAATGGATAATTGATGGCGCTATTTTTGTTGCTTTAGCTACTGGAATAACCAAAGTATATGAAGCGATAAAAACAATAGCCGAGTTAAAGTCTATAAAATATGTAGCAGAACTAATTTCAGGTCTTGGAGCTGTAGGTGCAGGTGCGGTTGGTACTGTTGGAGTTATACTTGTTGGTACAATGTATCTAACGGCTGATGAAGAGGGAACTTCTAGATGGGATTCATTAATTCGAGAATATGACGGCAAACAATATGAGACTGAGATAAAACAGTATGACGAGTTGCCTGCCACTACTAAAATAGGTAATTGGTTTAGAGGTTTATTTGGTATTGAAGCTAAAACCTTGGAAGAACTTAATAAAGAATGGTATGAGCTGGCTAGTGGCAGATTGGACACTGAAATTTTTGGAGTACCTGAAAGGTCACTTGATACTTATAGAGAATTAGTTAAATATTTTGACGATCTTGGGGAAGGTTATGAAGTATTGACGGGAATATTCTATGCATCTGAAATTGCTCAACAAGGTGTTGCAGATGGAATTGTTGCCCTGAAAGATGGATGGAGAAATTTTGTCGATTTTCTTAAAGAAACTTGGAATGATATAGCTGAAGTAATTAATGAATCTTTTGGGACTAATTTGAGTACTTTTATTATAGATAAACCTGAAGTTTCCTTAGCTTATGCAAATAATACTGATTTCAGTGGTGAAGGTGAATCATTTACTGGATTATTGGGCGGTGGAACTAAAGATTCTTATATAAAGAATCAACAAATGTTAAAGGACAACAGTTATAATAACAGTATTTTCAGCAATTTTGCTTCAGAAATGAATCGAATAAACTATGAAATTGTAGCTGGAATGGAGTCTAATCGATCAGAGGTTGAAAATCAAGCTTCTCAGACTATTCAAAGCGTTACTGATAAGTATGCTCCTTTACCTGATAAATCGTGGGAAGTTGGTGGAGATTCTACTTCTAACCTTGCGCTTTCAATAGACAGTAACAGATATAAGACTGAGAATAGTTCCAGAACTATGTATGATAACATCTTAACTATTCTAAGACCTCTTATGGAAGAAGGTGAACCTATTGGTACTAGTGTTACTGAAGGTTTAGTTAGAGGGATGGAAGCTGTTTCTGTTATATCTCCTACACAGGGACTAGTTGATTTAGTTATTACCGCCTTTAAGAAGGGTTTTGACATTAACTCTCCTTCTGGTGAAACACAGTGGATTGGAGAGAACTTAATCTATGGTTTAATTAACGGGATGAGTATTGGTGATTTGGCTTCTTTTGCTAATAGCTTAACTAATACCCTTGTTACTGCTTTTACTAATGGTATGTTGACTGCTACTGAGATACTATCTGTACTTGGGGAAAAAGCAAAAAGTAAACTTAAAGAACTCGGTATTGTGTTTGGTTCTACTTATGGCGACTTAGTTCTTCCTAATGCCCCTATTACTTCCGATTTTGGTTGGCGTGATCCTTTCTTAACCGATTCTGGTGAATGGTCTAGTTCATACCATGAAGGTGTTGACTACGGTCTTCCTTGGGGATTTCCTGTTGGCTCTGCCGGAGATGGTGAAGTTGACTATGCAGGTTGGTATGGTGGATATGGTAATTCAGTTATTGTCGATCATGGTGACGGTTTATCAAGCCTATATGCACATTTAAGCTCAATTCTTGTAACTATTGGTCAAATTGTTGAAGCGGGAGATATACTTGGTTTAGTTGGTTCTACTGGTAACTCTACAGGAGCACATTTACATTTTGGTCTGTATCAAGATGGTGTGGCCATCGACCCGCTACAAGGTTTTGCTAAAGGTGTAAACAGTTTTGTTGGTGGCCTTGCTTTAATCAACGAGCAAGGTGGAGAAATTGTTAATCTACCTAATGGTAGTCAAGTCATTCCTAATGATAAGACTGTTGAGTTGTCTAAGACTCAAGGTAGACTTGAAGCTTATGAAAGATTGGTTAAACAGGGTGGAAATAAACAAGTTATTTCACAAGACGATAATAGTCTTGTATTTGAAAAAGAAAGTGTTGTTATCCATGTACATGGTACAACTGATAGAGACTTAGACGATGTTGCTGAAACACTTATGAAGAAAATAGACAGACTGCGATATTTGAAAAGTATTGGTTCAAGAAATTCTTTATTTAAGAAGGTGTAAGTTATGAGCTTTCAAATAACAGCTACAACAAAAGCAAAAATAGAGAATATAAGTACAAAGCAATCGATGAAGTTTCAGTTTAATCCAGAGACTTTTACCTATGGTAGAACAACTACTTTTAATGAAACTTCATCTCCCGCTTCTCCTTATCCACTAATATCTTATGGTAAAGGTGATATGACGATCATCACAATGACTGTACCTATGTACAATCCTAATCAGCAAATAGATCATATCACTGAGTTTATTGACTTTTTAGATGAGTTTTTACCCCTTAAAAACACTTCTGGATTTATTGATGCTGACCCTAAACCACGGGAGTTAATGCTATTCTATGGTATGTTTAGTCGAAAATGCGTGCTAAAAAGTGTTAGCACTGAATATATCAGATATTATACTGATGGTATGCCACGACAAGCTAATATTACTCTTGAGTTTATTGAGCTTGGTGAGATTTTTGAGTATGGACAGACTACAAGACCTACAATTACAGTACCTAAAACTCCTGATAATCTAGAGCAAGACCCTGAAGAGGGCAATGATTTATACGACCCTGTTGACCCTTCTCTACCTTTGGCTGAAGGTTTTACTCTTGTTGGTCAAGCACATGTACAAAATATTGGTGATATGACGGAAGATGAAATTCAAGCTTTAGAAGATAGAAGTTCTTTAATTGTAGATGCCGAAGATCAACCTAGTGAAGTATTAAAGACTTTAGCTGTCGATTCAAGTCAGTGGCTACAGATTGGTACTACTGGTCAAAGTTTAAGACTAGAATCCTTAAGATTATACTTTAAAGCTACACCTGCCAATATTGGTATTGCTTATCGAGTCCATTGTGAAAATCTTGGTTGGCTTACCAATACTGGTGATTCTTCTGGTGCTAGTGCTTTCTCTAATGGAGAGTGGGCGGGAACTACTGGTCAAGGTTTGCGACTAGAAGCCGTTAAAATTTGGTTGACTGGTACAGATGCAGATAAGTACGATGTACAGTATCAGGCACATGTTCAAAATAAAGATTGGCAAGATTGGAAAGAAAATGGACGAGTTGCGGGAACTGTTGGAGCAGGTTTAAGACTTGAAGCTCTTAGAGTTAGAATAATTACTAAGCAAAAACATCCTTATGGAGATATTGGTATTGCTTACCGAGCACACGTTCAAAACTTATCTTGGTATCAGAATGATAATGCTAATAGAATTGGCTTTACCTATGATAATGATTACGTTGGAACTATTGATGAGAGTTTAAGACTTGAAGCTTTACAGATGTACATTTATGAGTTTGACGGTTACGATGACTTACAACTAGAAGTTCAAGCTCACGTTGAAAATTATGGTGATATGCCCGCAGTAACTTTTGGTGATTTTGAATCAATCAGTGTTCCCAATGTATTCCCTCTGGTAGCAGGTGACGATGTTTTTGTTGGTACTGTTGGTGAAGGTTTACGTCTTGAAGCTGTTAGTATTAAACTTGTTGGTACTGATGCTTGGAGATTTAATGTCTACTATGTGGCCTACGTTCAGAATATTGGATTTATGGATTATGTGTCTAATGGAGCTTGGGCGGGTACTAGAGGTCTTAACCTTAGAATGGAAGGTATTAGAGTCATTATCCACGCTAAAGAACTTGAAGTAGATACTGCTGAATTATTAGAAACAGCTATTGAAGAAGGGAGAAGTTAACCATGATACACTCAAATTCACGATACCTTAAAACAAAAACCTTTATAGACCGCAATGGAGCTACTATCATGTATAACCGTACTAGAATGCAATTTACTGAATCAAACTGTACAAAGTACTATGTAACAGCCAGTGACACACTAGAAGTTATAGCCTTTAAACAGCTTGGTTCAGTTGATTATAAATGGGCGATTCTTGATGCTAACCCGCACTATTTGTCTGAATTTGACATAACTCAGGGTGACACCATTTTAATACCTAGTATTGACGAAGTGAGGTCTTTCTATGGCAAGTGATTATATCAGCAACTATTCCAGTTGTTATGCCAAAATCTTCATTGGCGGGAATGAAGTTGACTCTTATCGAGTCAGAAATATTGTTAGTCTTAGTATTGCTGAGACTATTAGTGGAGCTGATTTATGTACTATAGTAATTAATGATACTGAGGGAGCTTACCTTGATGATGATGTTTTTGTCGAGAATGTACCTATCACAGTAGAATTATCCGACTCCGCTACTAATGTTGTTCATCAATTTAATGGCTTCATTGCTTCAATTGATGTAAATTTTAGTGAGTTTGTTGAAATGACAATTACCTGTATGGATAACTCATTTTTGCTTGATCGGGAGAAGAAAGAGAATACTTGGGAGAATGTGTCTTCATACGATATCGTAAATGAAATACTATCTTCTTATGGTATCTCTTTACAAACACCTGCTTATGACAATTTTCAAGTACAAGAGACTGTATCTCAATCCAGTCAGACAGATTTGGATTTTATTCTATCCATGTTAGATAGTGAAGATGTACCTTGTTACTTTAAAATAGTTGACTTAGAGACTGCTATTTATGACAAAATGGACTTCACTAAAGATGCTTTCATTGGCTTAACCTATCGTTCTTATCCTTATGAAATAGTTAATTTGTCTATGCAAGTTGACCGAGATCAGTTACTTGAAGCTCAGACAGATGCAGATATTAGTACTAAAGACAACAGTGTAATTGGTGGCTCAACTAATATTTATATTACTTCCCCGATTACCACTGGTTTAAAGGCAATTGCTTCTGCCAGTCCAATTAATGTTGGCTATAATGGTATTGTGGAGAACTCAAGTGATTTTGTTAATGATGCTGATATACAATCAAAGGTTGACCGTTATATTATGAATAATGAGTTAATGGTACTAACTGGTGAAATGGAAGTGCTTGTTACTCCTGACACTAATAATACTTACGTTGGTGACGTTATAAATTTATACGGCCTTGGCATTAACTTAACTGGTGGATATTTAGTAACTGATATTTCCAGAGATGTTAGCTCTGCGGGGTACACCTTAAATTTTTCTGTGGCCAAAACTGGTTTTGGTGGTCTTGCTAACTTATCTAGTGAAGCTACCACAAGTACTGATTCTGGTACTGTTACCACTCACGATGTTACTATTTCTGAACCAGTTACTATTGCAGATGCGTTTGGTGAAGAAATTACTATTACCCCTAATGGTATCACCACTCTATCACAATCCGATTTATTGACTGAATCTGAACAAAGAGATGCTATTGAAGCGTGGGCTGAACAGTATTTTGCTGATAAATATACCTACTACTATGAACGTGGCAATATGAATTATCAGACTGAACTTTCAGTTATCGAAGCTACTGAACAAGCTTTAGCAAATTACATGGAAAAACTAGATGCTAATAACACCTATGTTGCTTCAGTTGGTGGAAATTTCAAAGCTAATACTAACAATTTAGAGGATAGTTCCTACACTATTGGCTATGTTTATACTGTTCCTAACATGTCAATCTTTGATCTCGCTTACCGTTTAAACATTAACAGTGAATGGCATAATGAAGAGAATGCCGTCCTAGAGACTGGCACTAGGTTCTTAAATCAATTTGGTTTAATGAAAGCTATTGTAATGAACAATGTTGAGCTGTTCTCTGGAATTATTGGTTTTGAGTACTATGATGACGGAACTTATCTAGTCCTTGATTCAGTTAATATGAATATCCTTAATCTATTCCTTCATACTGATTATGCTAGAGATTGGCTATTACCTATTGGTACTAGGATTTCACTTGAGTTGTTTGATGGGGATCAGATAATGACGAACTATAAAGCTAGTAGATTACTTGGATCAATGCAAGAAGCTTATCTCGTATATCCAAGGGAAAACTATAACGAGGCCTACAACAATGCTGTCAACTAATCGAGATACTAATAATGAAAAATGGGGAAAGTATAGGGCTTTGGTTGTTGATATAAACGACCCCGAAAAGCGTGGTAGAATTAAAGTTAAATGTCCCGCTATTTTTGGTACTTCAATCAGTGGTTGGTGTGAAGTTTGCTTGCCTACTGTCACTGAAGACCGTATCGACTTCCAAGTACCAAGTGTTGACTCACAAGTATGGATAGAGTTTGAGCGGGGAGATGTTAATAAACCTGTTTACTCTGGTAGTTGGGTAATAACCGATCAAATACCTAGTGACTTAAATGTTAGTGAAAGACTGACACAGTATGGTCGATTTAGAGAACATTATAATCCTCAAGATAGTTCTTTAACTTTTGATTTTAGAAATGATGATAATGTATTCTATGAATGGACTATTGATGGTATGATGATTCACTTTGATGGTAAAGAAGGTTACAATTTTCTTAAATATGGCTCTGCTAATGACTTTATTGGTTCTGGATATGGAAATACTGGTTTAATTGAAAGTGAGTTCACCATTAGTTATAGTCAGTATAATTACATGACTTTTTCTGAAACTTACAGTACTCGTGGATTCACTGTAGTATTAGATGAGTTCGTTAACATGACTTTTGGCTCTAATGGTCAAGAAGGTACTCTATCTTTTAGCTTACAACTGGAAGAAACGAAATTTATAAATTATGACATAACTGATGGATTCATCATACAACAAGACGAAACTAATCACCTTAAATATCACGAAGAAGACGGTTTCGTTATTACAAATGATGAAACTAAAGTGTTTTCCTATGACAAAACAAATGACTTTAAGATTGACTTAAATGGAAAGTTGTTAGAATATAAAGAAGAAACAGGGTTTAAGATTACCCTAGATGATAAAACTTTGGATTTTAACAATGACGGTACTTTTGAGATTAATCTTAATGGTGATACTATATCGTTTGACAATACTGAGTTTGAGGTTAATGTTCAAGGTCATGTAATACGATTGAGCGCAGATCAATTCAGGGTTAATTCTAATGGTAATATGCTTACTCTTAGCAATTCTGGTGTTAGCATCATAGCAGGTGGTTCTAATATTCAAAGTTCTGGTGGCTCAATGACCATCAATGGTAGAACTGTTGCTTTTACAGATTAATTACACACTCACTAAAGGAGGTTATTATAAATGGCTGTTAAATATACCGGAATAAGTTTTCCCTTTCGCCTAAGTTCTAAAGGTGGTGTACAGCTATCATCTTTGAGTGAGTCAAGCGTGGCGCGTCAAAATGAAGCTATTCTTCAGCGAATATTGACTAAACGTTTTGAAAGGACAATGGAGTTCCATATCTATTCAAGACTTCATTCTGTTATCTTTGACAGTATTGATGATTCAGATATTCCTTATGTTAAGTATTTGGTTAAAGAAGCCATTCACCTTGAGACTCGTATTACGGTCAAAGACGAAGATATTACAGTTACTATTGACCAAGACAATAATTCTTTCTCTTTTGATATACACTATTTGTTAAATGATTTTGGAACTTACCATGATTTTTCCTTTGGATTTGAGTTAGGAGGAGAATACTAATGAGAACACCTACACTTACTATTGATTATACTAGTAAAGACTATGAAGCATTTAGAACTGAGATGATTAATGGTCTGCAAACTAGAATACCTGAATATACCGATACTTCTCAAAGTGATGCGGGAATTGCTATTATAGAAGCTCTAGCTGAAAGACTTGACGTACTTAGTTACTACCAAGATTCAATGGCCAATGAATGTTTTATTACCACTTGTCAGTTAAGATCAAGTGCTGAAGTATGGTGTGAAATTTTAGGTTACTCTCCTTACTCCGCAACCGCTTCTACTGTTATGCAATGCTTCACTCTCTATTCTGCTTCTGAAACAGATACCACTATACCTGCCGGAACTATTGTTAAGACTCTTGATGGAACTATTTTTGAAACCACTGAAGACCTTGTTATTCCCGCAGGTGAACTTGGTGATGAAATTAGGGATGAGTATTCTGGTGGCAGTATTGCTAACGATGGTGGAATTAGCAAGTACAAGTACTTAGTACCTGTTAAACAAGGTTACACTGTTTCTCTTGTTTATGTTGGAATTTCCGCAGGTTATCCTAATGCTAAATACATGCTTAAACATAAAGATATTATCACTGATTCTATCGTGCTTTCAGTGTATAACGGTTCTGAATATGAAAAATGGACTAAAGTTGATTCATTCATTGACTCTTTGCCTGATTCCTTGCATTTCCGAGCCACTGTTGGTGAAGTTGGTACTACATTCGTAGTATTTGGAGATGGTAATACAGGGGCAATTCCACCTGCAAGTTCTAACCCTATTTATGCCACTTACAGAATTGGTGGCGGGTTAATTGGTAATGTTTCTGCCAACACAATTACTATATGTACTGATGCTTCACTACAGACAGTAGTAAAAACAACATTTAATCCTTCTTCTCCAATTGTCTATGGTAAAAATGCTGAGTCATTGAGTAGTATCAAATTGAATGCTCCTATCTACAGTTCTGTTCGTTGGGGTATTGTTACATTACAAGATTTTGAGTCTTTTATCACCCTCAATTACTCTGACAAGATTTTATCCTCTTGCGCTGTGTATGACGTTGAAAATGATATTGCTAATGTGTATGTAGTAGTCAATCCTTATTATGATTTTGATGCTACCAGAGAAGAAGTGTTACCTGTTCTGTACGAGCATTTAATCCTTAAAGGTGAATGCGATATACTTGAGCCATTAACTGAAGCTTTAACGATTGAAGTTAGTGCCACAATCAGTGATACCTACTCTCAAGCTACTATTCAAAATCAGATCAATTACTATATTTACACTTATTTTACTGTAGGTAACAGAAAACTTGGTGAAGAAGTTATTCTTAGTGATTTGAGCGCAGAGATGAAGTCTAGTATTGAGGGAGTTAAATCTATTAAATTTATCTCTCCTGTTGAAGATATTATTACACCTGCTGAAAACGCAGTTGTTACCGCCGACACTATAACGATCAATATGTATGGAGGTGATGCATGATGACTGGTGATGAATTTGCTAATACTTTATATAGCAAATTACCTAAAATTTACCGTACTTATGACACAGACTTAGTTCTGTATCGTTATCTTGGTGCTATTGGTGACAGTTTTTCGCCCACAATGGAGCTTATTAACGACTTTGTGAATGTAGTCAACCCTTATACATGCCCCGATGATTATATCCCTGTAATGTGTGATTGTTTTTATATTCCGTACTACCGAGATATACCTCTTGTTTACTACCGCAAACTGCTGAGTGATATCAGTAATTTGCGAGTTAGAAAGGGTACTACTAATTGTGTGGAATATCTATGTAGGGTATTAACTGGTTTGGAGGTTGATATAGATAGGGAAAACGATGACGATCATATATTAGAGATTACTCTTACAGCCGAGTCACTAGATAAGGTATTAGATATCGATGTATCTACAAGTGTAATATCTTCTTTTATAAAAGATTTTATACCGTTCTACATCCACACAGTCAATATAATAAGTGAAGTAACTGAAACTGGTTTAAATGTATTTACAGTCTCTTTTGCGCTAATGACTGTAGAGGAAGATGTTAATTTACCAAGATTTAACTTAATTTAAGGAGGATTTATTATGGCAACATGGCCTTTAAATAAAACTACAATAACTAATAACGGGTTGATGATGATTAACTCAGCAAGATCGGGATTTGGAGGAATCACTATTACCAAGGCAGAGGTTGGAAAAACTTTCTCGACCTTAGAAGTATTACCATCCTTACTAGCTATACCTTCACCAGTAGGAAACCCTATCATCCTTGATAGGTCTTATGATGGCAGTGGTTCGGTAATCCGTATCGAACTAACAAATGAAGGTATATTGATTCCATTCCCTATGTGCCAAGTAGGCATATATGCTTCTCAAGCAAGTGTGAATAATGGAGCGGAATGCCTGTATATGATATCTCAGTGTAATATACCAGCCGACTTAATACCTGCAGAATCAGAGACATTTGTTCGGTTAAGATATAAAATGTATATACAACATACTCAAGAGGATAATATAGTATTTAATATAAATGAATCAAGTTTGCCAATAGCTTCGGCATTAAATTTAGGCGGGATAAGAGTAGGTGAACGTTTAAGTATTGATGAAGAAGGAGTACTTAGTGCAGATAAAGCATCAGGAATTGAACTATCTGAAACGATGCCTGTTGACATGTTAGCGGGAAACTTTTGGTTCGAGATACTTTAATTAAAATAAACTCTTAAAATATACTTAAATTATCTTCAAATTACTAACTTTGTTTAACTAAATGCAACTTCGTGAGCTTACTTACGTTTTCCTTAACAAAACACCGCCAGCACCGTTTAGCTGTAGTTTAGAGAGGGTTCAAACGAGCGAAGCGAAGTTTGCCGAACGTAGTGAGGATAGGACAGCCGTTAGGCTGTTCTCATTCCAATTAATTCTCAAATTTCTCATTTTTTATAAAATTAATAAAAATTTATTGAAATTCTATGAACGTAGAAGTTTTCTGTTTTCACATAGGTTCTCGTAATATATACCGTAGGTATATAATTATTATAATAATTAATAATATATAATATAATTATAATATATTACACATATACGCGCGGGCGCGCATTGAATGAAGAAACTTTTCTGAAACCTGAATTTGACTAGTTTGGCGGGTAGTGATATAATCAAGATGTTGCTGATTAGCAAAGAAAGGGAAATACCATGAAAGAAATTGCGCTGAACGCATCTAAACGTTTGTATGGCTGTTCCAGAGCTGAAATAATGCGTATCCGAGAAGATTTGACTTTACCTAATCCGAAGTATTTATTGGCTGAGAAATACAGTCCCTATTCCCAAGTATCCATACCTGACAAGCTTTTCTTTTTTGAAGATTGTCATGAATACGTTGAAGTGCCAATTGGTTATAACGCCGAATTTGGTACTTTAAATCGTTTTAAAGATGTTACCCTAACCGATACCCGTGTTGATACTGTTTTGTCAAAATTACCACCATTCTCGTTGAAATTAAGACCAATTCAGAATCAAGCTAAGACCAACTTCATCTCCTTGCACAAAGATAATCCACTTTGTCAGCAGGGAGTTATTTGTCTGAAGACTGGTGAAGGTAAAACGATCACCGCTTTAGCAATCGCACATGAACTGAAAGCTAAGACTCTGGTTATTGTTCATAAAGATGATTTAGTGGTTGGTTGGAAATCAGATATCAAGAAATGCTTTGGAAACATCGATATTGGCCTAATTAAAGCGGGAAAACGAAAGATTGGTGACTTTATAACCATAGCCACTCCCCAGACTTTAAATCGCCTACCTGACGATTTAAAAGAAGAGCTGTTTAATACCTTCTCACTGGTAGTACATGATGAGCTACATCATTGTGCCAGTACTCACTTTTCAATTTCATCCAGATTTAACTCAAGATATAAACTTGGACTGACCGCCACCCCAGAGAGAAATGATGGTTTGACTGAAGTAATTCATTTTTATTTTGGAGCAACTTGTTACGAAAGTGATTCAACTAAGCAATCCGATGTAATTTTGCCTGTTGAAGTACGAGTTCGTAATATTCACGGAGTTCGATTTAATCCTAACTATGACATAACTTATAATAAAAGTGGCAAACCAATTAAAGCTGAATATAAAAGTCCTGCTGAGATTGAGACTAATAAGGATATGAGACACGATTACTTACCTTCACATCTACGTCCAAAACTTCACTATTCTCATTTTGATAAAGAGATATGTTTAGACCCTCATCTTGGTAATCAAGTACTTTTAGACGTAATGCATCATTATAATCTTGGTCACAGTATGGTTTTATTCATTTCACAGAAAGAGGTTTGTGAAATTTATTATGAAAACCTTTATGAATTGTTTGGTGATGAAGTACAGCTTTTCTATGGTGACAGTAAAGAAAGTAATGAAGAGCTGTTGAGAAGAGCTGAAGAAAAAGAAGTACTAATCACTATTACCACTCTAGCCAAAGGAACTGAAGGTACTAATGTCAAGTCTTGGGAAGTAGAATTTTTAGTTTCATCAATCAATAATGGTGTTGGAGTCGAACAAGCTATTGGAAGAGTACGCCGAGAAAAAGAGGGCAAAATTAACCCAGTAATTGTTTATGATTATCGTTATCCTAATGTACCTTTAATGTATCGTCACGGTATAACTAGAAATACTAGATATAAGAAGCTTGGTTTTAAAATTAAGTTTTTAAATACTTATAAACCACGCAAAAGAAATGTTAAGAAATGAACTTATATAGCCATAATTTGTAAATTTGACAGAATCAGTAAAGTGTTGTAAACTATCATAGTAATGCTTACCATAAGTACCAAATTTAAGATTGGAGAATATGTATGAAACAAACAACAAAACAGACAATGACTGTCAATGAAGCCGTTCAAGAGTACATTCAATTAAGAAAGCAAGAGTCCTTCATTAAAGAGCGAAAATCTTATCTTGCCGACATTATTAAAGCTGATGCCGAGAAGAATGGTGTCAAGACTGATAACGGTTCATTTTACACTAGCAACGATGTTGCTGAATGGGGAAAACAAGCTAAAACTTCCGTCAAGTTGAATGAAGAAAGAGCATTGAAGTTAATCAAAGAACGTGGTCTAGTTAATTGTATCAAAGTTACTGAATTAGTCGATGAAGATTCGTTGGAAGAAGCTATAAAATGTGGCGAAGTTACAATGGATGAGTTTGAGAGTATTACTGATCGTAAAGTAACTTACTCTGTTTCCGTTACTGAGAAAGCTGAACTTGCTGAAGTTCAAGAGTCTACTGTACAGATGGTGGCACAAAAGAAGAAAAAACGAAAGAGAGGTTAATTATGCCAGTGCCGAGTAAAAAAGTATTTACTTTCCCTGATGGTGAGGTCATAGATTTATTTTACATTGGTGAGTTGGCTCACCGGTTAGGTAGGGAAACTAAGACAATTCGCAGTTGGGAAATTTCTGGTGTTATTCCTAAGACTATCTTTAAAGATAATTCTGGAAATCGAATGTATTCACAAGAACAGATTGATACCATAGTTTCTTGTGCTGAAGAAGCACAAATCAAGCAAGGTTCAAAATTGACTCACTCTGCTTTTGCCAACAATGTATATAAGCAGTTGGAAGTCTTGACCGAAAGTTACTTAAATAAAATATCGGAGGTTTAGTTATGACTACTGATGACTTAAGAAAAAAAGCTAGACAGAATGTAGAAGCTACTTTTACTGATAAAGATCGACATACTGAAACAAAGAAAAAAGGTGTTCATCCGTCTAATAATGACAAACAGACTGCTAAACATCAGTCTTTTGGGTTGAGTAAAGGTGTTACCTTGAATATGGGTGATTTTGAATCTTTGAGAGTTGATGTGTGGTTATCTGATGAAGTCCAAAAAGGTGAGACTGTTTCTGAAGCCTTTGATCGTGTTAATGAAATTCTTCAAGAAGAACTTGAACGAATGGTTAAAGACACTCAAGAAAATATGTAGGTGATGATATGAGCGGGGAAAATAGATTATTACAATCAGCTACAGCATTTGAAAGTGAACTGAGACAGTCTCGTGGCCAAGAGTTGACTGTGGTTAATAATAAGAAATCTACTCTTAAGCATAAAGACGTTAAGTCTCAAAGTACTAAACGCAGAGAAAAAGCTATAAAAGATTTTAACTTGAAGTTGGATGACTTAGAAAAGTATGTGTCTGAGTTTAACAATCAAGATCTACTGTTCTACTTCATGTACTGTTATGAAAAGAGAATCCATAAATCTTTCAGGCCTAATTATCAGCGAGATTTAACAGTATTTAAGGAATTGTTGAACTACTATTCAGCCGAAGATATTTGTTTAATGATTGAATTTCTGTTTAATAGTCCTCAAGACTATATTTCCAGATTTTCCATGAAGCCAACAATTTTTAAGACTGGATGGTGCGAAAAGATTTTTGAAGACAGTAATCTTTGGGTTGATGACCAGTATTACAATCTTGAAGATAAGAAGAGCGGAGCTGATAAGCGCAACCATAACAGTTCTACTTGGGATATTTCTGAAGAAACTGTAACGATTGGAGAGTGGTAAAGTGAGTAGGCCTTTAAGAACCTCAATTAATAAAGATTCCTTAAGAGTTATTGGTATTCCACGAGAATTTATATCTAAAACAATCGACGATTTTGACACCTTTGGTGATGAAGCGTTTAAAGCCACATTGGTTGATTATCTGGCCAACATTGAAGTCAATTTTGATCGAAATGTTGGATTATTTATCTCTGGCAGTAATGGACAGGGAAAGACCTTTGCTTCCTCTTTAATTTTGATAGAAGCTTATATTCATCGATTTTCCTGTAAGCGTGTAACATTGCACAGTTACTTAAAAATGTACCATAACACTTGGAACGCCGAAGCAAGTGATTATCTCGATACTTTTGAGCGCACTGTGATGAGAGCTGAATATCTTGTTATTGATGAAGCCGGAAAAGAGACTGAGACTAAGTACTCTAATTCAATTTTTGAAGATCTTCTCCGTACTAGGGAAGAGCATAATTTACCAACTATTATATGTACTAACTACAGTACTAAAGATTTTGAAAAACGTTATGGCAGTAGTGTAACTTCACTGGTTAGAGGTAATACTATTCCAGTAAAAGTAATTGGTTCAGACCACCGGCTTGCTAGAGGTAAACTATCATGAAAAATGGAGATATCTCTAATTACTATAGTCCTCGTATTGCTTTCAGACTAGATAATTTCTTGTTTAGTACTGAAGAAGCGGTCAAGATAAATAGACTGTCAGATATACCAACATTCTTGAAGAGTCTTATTAGACCAGACCCCAAAATTCTATTCAATGGAGAAGCTATTTATATGATGGGTAGAATTGCTTTAAGAACTGAATACTCTACCCCTTTAATTGTTCACAGTGATTTTTTAACTGAGAACATTCAAGATATGATTGACGAGTATATACCTTTTCATTCCACTATCTATGTTATTACAAAGCAGTCAGATGTTCATGATTTATTATTGAAAGGTGAAATAACGTACTATATTGATGGAAATATTGATCGAATTAATTCTACTAATAGTGACTATGCTATGTCTGTCCAGAATTTAGATAGGGTACTAAATATAAGGTCGGTGAGAAGATGAGTATTGATTATGGAATGGGTTTAATATCCAAACTTGTAGAAACTAAAGACTTCCGTACTGTAAAGGATCAACAAATAAAGCCTAGCTTTTTTACTGGTGATAATTCCAGTGTGTTTGACTTTATTCAAGAAAATTTTCTTGAACACGGAGAAGTACCTACTGAGAGAGTCCTTAAAGACCAGTTTCCCTACCTCAAGTTGATGAAGAATCCTGATGGTTCAATTGGTACTGAAGAAGGTTTACTATTCTGGTGTAATGAACTAAGAAAAGAGACAAAACATCGATTGGCCTGTGATGCCATTCAAAAATCAGCCGATAAGCTTAATGGTTTAGAAACTGAAGAAGCGGTTGTTGATTTAAGAAAACAGCTTGCTTATATAGACAATGAGATATCAGTTTCCAGTATTGTTGATATTACTAAAGACACTGAAGATCGGGTTGAAGCTTACAATAAAAGACGTATTACTGGTGGTGTAGAAGGTATTAGTACTGGCTTTAAGAGTCTCGACTTAGTTACTGGCGGTTTATGTGATGAGACATTGACCACTATTATCGCCAAAACCGGGTCGGGCAAGACTTGGCTACAAACATACATTGGTGCTTTTTGTATGCTTAATGGTTATAAAGTACTTCAAGGTGTTACTGAAATGAGTACTACCATCATGCGTGACCGTTATGAAGCTATGTTATTTAGTATGATGTATGGTGGCCTTGATTATACTCAGTACAAACAAGGCAAACTACCTCCCGACGTATATAATCAATTTGTCCAATTTTTAAAAGAAGATTTACCTTCTCTTGAACCACTTTTATTACGAAATGTTACTGGCATTATTAATTTAAGAGCTGATATCGAAGATATTAAACCTGATATTATATTGATTGATGGTGTCTACATGATGGAAGATGATCGTGGAGCGAAAGATGACTGGTTGCGAATAGCACATATTACCAGGGATTTAAAACGAGCTTGTAAAGATTTTAATTTACCTGTATGCATTAATACTCAGACTGATATTAATTCAAAAGGCGGTCTTGGTGGTGTTCGTTATTCTAAAGCTATTAATGAAGACAGTGATACCGTATTAGAACTTATTCGTGAAGATACGATGTTCACTGATAATGAAGCAAAGCTTATTTCACGAAAAAACCGTGAAGGTGTCCAGACTTCTATAATGCTTGACTGGAATTTTAGTCCATTGCATTTTGGTGAGATTTACAGTGAAACTAGTTCCGGTACTAAAGATGATAGTGAAAGCTACGATAATTCCCCGATGATTGGAGTTGATTAAGATGCTGTATGATAGTGAATTATATTCCGGTATGAAGAAAAAAGATTTTCTTGGTTGCCCTGCTGTAGCTTATCGAAGTGATGGTATTGGTGACAATTTTGAATTGATTGATTACATTCATGGAATTGATACAATGGCGATTGTTAGGAGAAATGGTGAAAAGATTCATATTACTAAAGTGTATAACTCTGAAGATGACCACTACTTTATTATTGGTGGCGTTAGATATTACCTTAGTACTTTTCTAAGAATATGAGGTCATTATTAACTCAAGATGAAATTGAAGACTTACTTGAATTTATCGGCGTGGATAAGATTGGTGTCTGGAAGAATGGAAAGAAGATTCAGTTCTGTTGTCCCATTCATGGTGAAACCCATCCTTCCTGTGGCATCAATATAGAGTACATGCCAGAAAAATCAAGTCAAATTCTCCAAGTCTTCTCTTGTTTTAGCTGTGGTGAGAGCGGTTCAATAGCAAAATTTCTGATGTTGTCAATGCCTGATGACTTCAGAACTATATTCCAAGCTATACAGTTCATTAATAAGCGATACAACGTTGATATAAGCCTTGAAAGTAGAAATACCTATAATGATGATGGTTCATTAAATATCCGCTTAAAAAGCTACTCAGAGATTAAAAATAAAGAGGTCGTTCGTGCTGAACTTCCTCTTTATAAAATCGCTCCGTTTAAAAGTGGCAAAGAAACATATAAGTACTTCTATGACCGTGGTTTTGATAAACAAGCCGTAAAAGATTTTATGATTGGTAGGGATTTAGAAAATAAGACTGTGACTGTGCCTATATTCTGGCAAGATGGTATTCTTGGTGGTATAATTGGCAGGTACATCAATCCTAATAGGCCTCCTAATGACCGCTTTAAAATTTATGATTTCCAAACTGGTGATATGCTCTTTCCATTAGACCATTTTTATACTGATGATGGAGAGATTATTTTAGTTGAGGGATTATTTGATGCTATTTACATGCATATGCTTGGCTACCATAATACTTTAACTACTTTTACTAATAAGATTACTAAAAGACAAATCGATCTTTTAAAGTCCCTTGGAGTTAAGTCTATTGTCGATATGCTTGATAATGATGAACGTGGTCGTGAAGGTTATGAAGTTATTAAAGAAAAGCTTGGAAACAAGTTCTTGTGGAAGTATGTTCCATTCCCTGAAGATGGTAAAGACCCTAGAGATTGGACAGAAGAAGAAATTCATTATATGCTTGCTCACAAGAGTATTATTCGTGTTTGACAACTTATTGTAAATAAACTATAATGTATGAGTAGACCTGTAAAACTAGAAATTATCAGAACTCGTACAAGAAATCAAAAGAAAAGAGGAATTAAACTAATGGCGTACAAAAGAGGTTTCAGTAATGTAAGAGAAGAAGTTGCTCGTTCAGAGAAACGAAGAGAAGAAGCTCAACATGCTTTATGGAGATGGTACATGGCCAAAGATACGGATGAAGCAGATATTCGTTTCTTAACCGCAGAGCCGATCATTATTTATGAACATACTATCAAAGAAGGTAACAGATATACTAATGTAATCTGTCATGCTGATGAAGGTTTGCCCTGTGATTACTGTGGTTCAAAAGACTCCAATGTTGGTAAAGCAACTTTCAAAGGCGCTATGTTGGCTTATGATTACACTACCTACAAAGATAGTAAGACTAAGAAGACTCAAGTTGTTGGTCTGAGATTATTCGTTCGTGGCCAGACAGATTTAAGTCAACTTGATCGATTAAACTCTAAGTATGGCAGTTTATTACAGAGGGACTTTACTGTTTCAAAAACTGGTGTACAGAATGCTCCTTATCGATTTGATATCAATGATAAGTCTGAAATTCCAGATGAGATTATCGAAGCTTTGATTAAGAAATTTGAAGAGTACGATGGTGAAGATATCTACTCTAAAGAAGGTCAAGATATTCTTGAAGCTATTGTTAGAGATCAACTTAAGCATTATGAACCAGATGAGGTTGATTATGATCCTAGTTCAGATGACGAAGAAGAGGAAGATTACGATGAAAATGTAATTGGAGTCGATGACGAAGAACCACCTAAATCTATGTTTAGTTCCAGAAAAAAGCGCAAGGAGAATCAGGTCAAAACTAAACGAAGAAAAAAGAGGTAATGCAACATGGAAGAAAAAGAAGTTATTGGTTATCAAGGTTTACCTACTGTTTACAAACAGATGTATGGTGGAACACTACCTGAAGCTGATAAAGCTATTCGACAAACCGTTGCTGTCATTGCTAAGTGTTTAGAAGATGGAATGACTGTTCAGTTTTTAAATCTCTTCTCATTGAGTGTAACAGAAAGAAAAGGTTCTAATGTTAAAGTTCCAACAAAACCCGATCTAGTCAGTTATTCATCTAAAAAACGACTTAAAGTGACAACTGGTAAAACATTGATGGAAAATCTTAATAATTAACCATCAATAGCAGAGCGTACAAGCAATTGTACGCTTTATTTTACAGCGAGGTAACAATGAGTAATTTTCAGAATAAACCGCTGATGAAGCAATATCAGATTGTTAATACTGAGTCAAAGCTTAAAAAACTGCGGGATAAAATGATGCAGTTAGACGAATTTGCGTTTGACGTTGAAACTAATACCTTAAGAGTAAATGGTGAGAACAGTGAGTACCGATTAGTTGGTATCTCTATTTCTTGGGGTGACTATAATAATTACTATATTCCTGTTGGTCACAGACGTTTTGAAGACCGAAAAAATAATGCGCCACTTCCATTAGTGGTTAAGTATTTAAGACCTGTATTTGGCCGTGAAGATGTAAGAATTATAGCTCATAACTATAAGTTTGACCGCCATGCCCTTGAAAGAATTGGCATTCACATAAACACTGAAGATATTTTTGATACTTTAATTGCTTCATGGTTATGTAATGAGAACAATGATAAAGGTTTGAAGCCTAATGCATTATTCAGATTACTTGTCAAAATGGTTGAGTTTAATGAAGTTATTAAAATTGATAAAGAGATTAAAAAGCAGTTTGGATTAAAGGGGAATCAGAAAGCTACTTTTGACCTCACTTTAATTAAAGATGGTGCTCCATATGCTCTAGCTGATGCTTATTACACATGGAAGTTATATGTTGGCTACGTACAAGAATTGGCTGATGAAGGTATGGAAGATATTTATTACAAGAAATACACTAAGTTTCTCGACTGTCTTTATGTAATGGAAGAGCGGGGCGTTGAAGTTGACCAAGAGAAACTGACAGCACTCCAAAAAGAGATTACTATAGATTGTGATAACTTACTGTATCAAATGTTTGAACTGGTTGGTAAAGAGTTTAATCCTAACAGTTCACAACAAAAAGCGGAAGTAATGTTTGGTTTCGTTAAGCAAGACTACATGACTAAAAAAGGTAAGTTGATGAAAGCTAATCCTAATCATGATTTGATTGCATTGAACTTTGGATTTAAGCCACTAACTTATACCGATACTGGTATACCTCAAGCGAATGCTGATGTATTGTTTAAGATACTGCGAAGCTACAGAAATAAGCAACCACGAGACAAGCGCAAGAGAGAAGGTTTAGAGTTCGCCAAACTGTTATACGAGTATTCAGGTATCAATAAACTCAAGACTGCTTTTATTGATGGTTCAGCCGAACAAATGTATGATGACGGTAAAGTACACCCTAACTTCAATATTGTTGGCTGTTTAGTGTCAGATACCTTAATTCCTACTACTAAAGGTTTATATCCTATTGGAAACATAAAATCCAATCTTAAAGATAATGTCGCTGAAGAAG